AGACAAAGCACCACGAAAACTTGATCTTTGCTTGCGCACATAGCTTGCTGCAAGACCTCAACATGGGCGGGACCGCATATTCGGTAAACCTATCAGAGCTTTACTTCAACGACTCAATTCCGTATGTCACCGACGCGCAACCGCAAAACAGCATACAAACAAGTTCAATAACATTATCAATACAAATAAAGGACTCACGACTATGAAAATGAAAATGAAATCAACCAATGATAAGCGCATTTACGGCGTATACAATGGCAAAGCGTATCTGCTGGACGGCGAGCCAAGACACTATCCCGAAGCCGTCAAAAAGGCATATGCCGATATCTTAATTGACGCGTCTCCTGCACCAAAAGCAAAAGCAAAAGCTAAAGACGCAATCCCTGAAACGATAATAACAGACAACCCAAATGGAGGCTTAGATGGCTAACAGATTTGGAAATCAATACAGAATCGCTATTGGCATAGAGACAAGTTACGGTAGCGGTTTCACACAGATGAGCGGAGCTCCTAATCCCGTGGGAAGCGTGGCATGGGATGATCTGCTTGTTCATTCCGGCGTAATCAATATGACGCCCACAATCAATACTGCTGCAACGACATACAAAAGCGGATTGACCGTAACGCATCCCTGTGAAGAAGTGCAGACTACCTCGATGGGAACCGTTACCGTTTCTGGCGATGCGTCTCTTGATATTCTCGAAAAATATATTGGCGGAGTGATGGTTAAACAGGCATTTCCACCGGCTATTATGTTTCCTGCAGACACAGCAAATATCCCTTCTTTTGTGCTCTATCAGATTTGGGATGATGCCCCCTCTGAAACGAAGTTCAAAGTTAATCGTGTCAAGGGCGCAAAATTGCAACAGCTTGTCATTACCGGCGCACAGGGTGGACTTGTCCAGTTTGAGGCGACATTCGAGACGCAGACCGTAGAGCGCGAAGTTGAGCAAGACATAACTGGCAATGATCCAGGCAGAAGCTGCGGAACAGCGCTTCAGTTTGGCGAAATGACAGCGTCTTTGGCGATGGGCAACGAGGCAACCGCACTAGACACATTCTCCATAACATTCACAAACGAGTTTACTGCTGATGCGTCAAAATTTGCTAATAATATGACGCTGTTCAATCCGCATATCATAAAACAAGGTGGCGAGATTAGTTACACCTGTAATTACGACAGTGCTGGAGCGGAAATTAACTTAAGCATCATTAGCGACCCAAACACGATTAATAGCGACACGATATGGATAAACTCTGAATCAAATTGCTTTCAGGTTATTATTACCAGTATCGCAACATCGCTTGATTTGCCGGATGTTGAGCGCGATTACTTCAAGCTTAACTACACCGGTCGCATCATAAGCGATGGCGCAAGCAATGTACCACAAGTTTTTATTAATTATTAAAGGAGATAAACAATGAGCAAATTCAAAAACTGTTTCGCTACGGCGAATGATATGCGCGACTATGATATCGTCATTGACGGCGAGATCGTAGCGAAGGCGCATACTCTGACGATTCAAGACAAGGCAGAAATAGAGCGCAAGAGCATCACAAAAACTTTAGATGCGAAAGGCGTCAATACGGACATCAATTCTAATGCGCTCATGCTTTATACCGTGTTACGCGCATTGGATTCATGGATCATTGACGCGCCGCTAAATGAAGAGAACCTTGGCAAGCATCCGATGCTGGTGGACATGTTTAATGCCGTCACGAGTCACGAAGCAGATGTTGCCAAAACTATGAGAGACAATGAAAAAAACTGATACGATCGGTGGAGGTCTTGTTCCGCACAGACCCCGCCGATCCATTCCGAGATAATAATATGAAAACTTCCATGTGTCGCCACTGCGAATTAGACCAAACCTGCAAAAAACTAAAGGATTACCCTAAAATCAGTCCGCTATCCGCGTGGCTGATTAAGTGGCATTATGAAATTGAGGCTGGATTTGTGATCTATCCGCGTGGCGGCTCGTGGGAAAACCAATGGCAATGGTTCATCGATGGTCTCGGCATCGTGCGGACAACTGTTGCCCAAGAAGAAATGCGAAAAGCTCAAGAAGGATCTAAAAAACATGGCAGACTATAGTGGAGACCTTAAATATCGCATCACCGTAGATGGCGCAGAAGCGTCACAAGCTAAGCTTTCCGGGCTCGGAGCTTCGTTTAAGAGTATCGCTTCGACCGTCGCATTAAGTGTTGCAGCGATGGTGTCCTTCCGGAAAGCAATCCAGTTTGCTGGCGAAGCAATGACAAACTACGAGAATGCGATCCAAGCGACACGCCAGCTTAACGCAACCCTGGAGTCCACCGGCAGAGCAGCAGAATTCACCTCGCAAGAACTCAAGAATATGGCTTCAGAGCTTCAAACGCTAAGCAATTTTGGTGATGAAGATATACTGCAGGGCGTAACGCTGCAGCTGCTTCGCTTTGATGCCATCGGTAGGGATATATTTCCACGCGCACAGCAGCTTGTAATTGATCTTGCCGAATCTATGGGCGGCGTAGAAAACGCTGCAAGAACTCTTGGCATATCTTTGGCGGACCCGACTCTTGGTCTCACGCGCCTGCGCAGAATCGGCGTTGCATTTAATTCACAACAAGAAGAGCAAATCAAAAACTTTGTAGAAACTGGGAAAGTAGCGGAAGCACAAGCGGTTTTGATGTCTGCGTTAGAGGAGCGTTTTGGCGGATTGGCTTTGGCGTCTGTATCTGCGACTACGCAGATGAAAAACGCTTGGGGCGATTACCTTGAAAGCGTTGGATCTTCGCTCTCCTTTTTCGATGGAGTAAAGCGCGGCATTACTGCAATGTTGCTTAATGTGGCTGGAGCACACGATGTTACATCGAAATCCGCTCAGCTTGCTGCGCTGGAAACACAAAAAGCTTGGGGCGAGGCAACAATAAATATTGGCAACATTATAGCCGATATATCTACTGAAGTTGTTGCTATTATAGATGGCGTGATCAAGGCGTTTGATTTTGCCGGGAAGGCGATCCCAACTGCGCTTAGGCTTGCTATGGATGGGTCGTATTTAGTCGTTGCGTCTGCCATGAATTCTATCGTTGACCTAATTGTCTCACCAATCGAAGGCTTGTTTAATGATATTGATGCTGTTTTTGCCAAAATAACCGGGAAATCGCTTGGTATTACCAATGCCTTTGATGCTGTCCGCATCGATGTTACCGGGGTAAGGGCAGACATCTCCAGCAGCGCAGACGATCTTTCTCTATTATGGGAAGACGTTGAGGAGTTCTATCGCACGTGGGGAGATGTTACCGAAGGTATCGCGACAGGAAAATTTAGCAACGTAGACGAACAAATTAAATTGCTGCGCGAAGGCATTGACGCACAGCGTAAGGCAATTGAAAATGGGCTTCTAAACGTAGATTTGTCTGGATCAAAAGACAACAATGGTAATCTCGGCGATATAGGCGGGGATATTGCGCAAATTAAAAACTATTATGATACCATAATGGCATTAAATAATAGTACATCGCAGCAGATCATGGACAAGTACAACGAAATGCGTGTTGCGCTTGGCGAATATTTGCGCGCCAATACCGAAAACCAAGAAGAGTATCAAAACAAGCTTAGACTTGGTCAAGCGGAAATCGCCAAAGCAGAAACAGCAGAATTGGCTGCGGAAAAAGAACGCCAGATGTCCATGGCAGAATCCTTTCTCAATTCCGTTATCAATCTTAATGCTTCTGAAGCAGAAGCCATCACTAAAAAGTATGCGGATATGCGCACAACAGCAGAAGCATATTATGCAGACGGCTTGATGTCTGAACAAGCGTTTAGAGAAGCGATTACGCAGATAAACCAAGCAGAGCTTGATGCAATTACAAATTTGGAAGCTAAACGTCTTGATCTGCGCATACAAACGCTTGGCAGCCTTCGCGGTTTTGAAGACGAGTTTTACTATGCCAGGATTGCGCAGATTGACGCCGAAACCGAAAAGCTACGTGAGGCAGGATTAGCAGAGATACAGATTCATGCATGGGCGCAAGAACAAAAGCTTGCACTTGAAGCTGAAATTGACCAGCGCAGAATTGACCAAATGTCTGAATATGAGCGCTATGTTCTGGACTCCAATCAGCGAATAATGGACACGCTGGAAGGTTCTCTTGCTAATTCACTCGCAAGCATGATTTCCGGGACCAAATCCGCGCTCGATGTGTGGAAGTCTCTCTGGGCAAACATAGCCCAATCTATCATTGCAGAAATCAGTAAAATCATAGTCAAGGCATTGTTTGCCAATGCACTGCTAAAAGGTCTTGGAATAGCAACGGGCAACATTGGCGCGTTTTTCGGAATAGGCACCGGAGCAATGACACAATCTCAAGGCTTCGTTGGTCCCGTGAACCAAGCTGGTTTTGACCCGTTCGCGATACGTTCCGCTATCGATAATAATGCGAACCAAACCACAAGTGCGCTAATCCGGCAAGAGCGGGATAATCGTGCGTTAGATTCGCTATCAGAGCGCATTGAGAAGCTTGCCACGGCAATAGAAAACAATAAGCCACAGATTTACACTCAGGTAATTGAAGGCGTTCCATTCCATAATGCAATTAGAAGGGCGGCAGCGGTGGCAAATGAATTATAGACTGATCTACCGCCTATACACGTCGTCAACAGATGCCATATTCGACGATCTGATTGATGTTGATATTACACCCTTGAACGCGAATACTGATGACCTTTTTTCGTTCTCTGGGCGCAAATGCACTATAAAAATGCCCTATGATGATAACGCTAAATCTTTATTTTATGATGATGATGATCCAAAT